AATTTAGATTTAAATATAGTTAAAAATAATTTTAATTATTTAATTTGTTTTTTAAATATTGGAAATTATTTAATACCAAAAAAAGAGTATTTAAATATAGCTAAAAAAATAGACAAAAAGTTTTCTGAATATACAATGGAAGTATTGTATTACAATTATTTATGGTTAAGTAGTGGAAATTTAATTAAATGTGTTAAAGATTATGAATACGATCATACCATGAGAGATGATTGCTTTTCATACGCAAACGATAAAAATTTTAATGAAATTTTACCATTAATAACAAAATTATATTTAAATAATATATGAATTCTCCAAAATTAAAAGATTTAACAGAAGAACAAATTAAAAATTTTACTTTAGACTCTAAAATACCAATAAGAGAATGGTATTTTAATGAGTCTGAAGTTCGAGTTTCACATTTATACGAACAAAATGTTATAATGCATCTTAAACAGATGGCCAAATATAGACAAACTAATTATTACGGACAAACTGATAATTGGTTATATCAAGCATTGACAGACTTCTCTATACGCGGTAAAGATGTCCTAATAATAGGATCATTAATGCCTTGGTACGAATCTATAGCTTTAGAATTTGGATGTAACACATGTACAGTGGTAGAATATAGAATACAAGATAAAATAGTTCCGAATGTAAAATATATACAACCACATGAATTATTAGATTTAAAATTTGATGTTGTTTTTTCAATATCTTCATATGAACATGATGGTTTAGGTAGGTATGGAGATCCTATAAATCCAAATGCTGATATCGAAGCAATGAGAAACATTAAAAATAATTTAAAACCTAATGGAATTTTATATTTAGCCGTCCCAGTTGGAGTAGATGAGATAGTGTGGAATGCCCATAGGGTATATGGTAAAATTAGATTACCAATGTTAATACATTCTTGGGATTTAATTGGAAAATATGGAATAACTAAAGACATTTGGAACACCCCATACACTAATGACTGTCCGGCTCAACCAATTTTAGTATTAAAAAATAATGAAACTAAAACAATTTAATGAATTTATATTAGAAATTGAACAATCTCCATATCCACCATATCATAAAGGATATTATTTAGAGAGATATTTTATAGACTTTTATATAAAAAATAGAAAAATTATAGACGATACGGGATATCAATTTTTACCTATAACTTGGACTGATATTTATATACATAAACCACATTTAAGAGGTAAATTACAAGAAATAATAAATTCTTTAGATAAAGAAAAAAAATATTTTACAGTATCACAACATGACGATGCACCTTTAGAAATTTTACCACCACATACAGTTAAATTTTCCGCAGGAGGAAACGCATCAAACTGTGTACCCATACCTTTAATATGTAGTCCAATTGAAAATATTGAAAAGAAAGAAAAAGATATATTTTGCAGTTTTGTAGGAAGTGTAAACGCTCCAGTTAATGTTTTTGGAGAAATGGGACATAATACCAGAATGAAGATGTTAAACAATCTTAAAGATAAGCCTGAATATATATTAAAACCAAGAGTATGGCAAACTAGTATAGAAGAAAGTCGAAAAAATTTATTTCTTGATCTTACATCAAGAAGTAAATTTACTCTATGTCCCAGAGGATATGGAGCAACAAGTTTTAGATTATACGAGGCTATGCAATTAAATTCTATTCCGGTTTATATTTATTATGACAAACCATATCTACCATATAAAGACAAAATAGATTGGAATAGTTTTTGTGTATTAATTAATTTTAATGATATTGATAAATTGGATGAAAAATTAAAATCAATAACTGAGGAAACTTATGATAAGATGTTAAATAAAATAAGTGAAATATATCAAAAATACTTTACTTTTGAAGGTATGTGCAATAGAATAATCGAAACATTACAAGAATCAATATGAAAAAAATATTTTTAGATTGCGGAACTAATCTATGCCAAGGACTACAAGAAATATCAAAAAAACACAACATTACAGATGAATGGGAGGTTTATTCTTTCGAAGCTAATCCGTTAACATATAGTATAATAAATAAAAATAAATTTTCAAATGTTAAATTTATCAATAAAGCAGTATGGAATGAAAATTGCACAAAAAATCTTACGGTAGAAATATGGCCTGGTGAAGTTAAAAAAAGCGATATTTATAATATCAAAGATGATATAGTAACTGATTTACCAATTGGTGGAGGATGCAATATCATGGATGAAAATTTTATATTTATTCACTCAAAAGAAGAAAATATTACTAAAAAAGCTCATATAGTAGAATGTTTTGATTTCAGTAATTTTATTTTAAATAATTTTAAAAAAGAAGATTTTATAATAATAAAATTGGATATTGAAGGTGCGGAATATCCCGTTTTAGAGAAAATGATAAAAGATGACACATTAAAATATGTCGATATATTATATGTCGAATGGCATAACCATATGTTGATAAATAAATATGATGAAATTTCAATAATTAACGCTATAAAAAAAGAAAATATAAATTTAAATATCTGGTTTTAATATAAAAAATATATGAAAAAAATATTATTCGTTATAGCAAAATATAAAGACGAAAAAGAAAAAATATTTAAAGAGATTATCTCTCCGAAAAATAAAAATTATTGTGATAAACATGGATTTAAATATGTGGTTATAGATTCTAAAACAGAAATTCCAATATTTAGAAATAACACAACTTGGAATAAATTAACAGTAATACGAGATCTTATAGATTCTGGAAAATTACAGAACGGGGACGTAATAATCAATCAAGATGCGGATATGATTTGGTATAATGATAATTTTTCGTATGAGCCTGCTGATAATAAAAGTTTTTCAATATCGATTGATAGCGGAAATACTTTTTGTTTCGGATCTATAGGATTTAAAATAAATGATTGGTCTAAACGACTAATTACAGATATTTTAGATGAAAATTTGTGGAATAGTACGTTACCATTATTATATAATGATGAAAGTTTTCCAGAAAAACCTCCATTTTCATTTGCAAATTTATTTAGAGAACAAGCGATGTTTTATTATTTATTTGGTATAAAAAAACATTCTTGGAAGCCATTTAAAGATATTGAGAATTTTGGTATACATTCAGATGTAACAGAATTTACAAAATATTCATTAGAAGAAGCGCATGAAAATCTAGATATTAAACCAACAAATTTTAATGTTACTTGTTGGGAAAACGAATCAGACTTGACGTATTACATAAATTTATTAAATAATAAATCAGATGTATATCTCAGACATTTTACTGGATGTGATTGGAATGTAGTTAAAAATTGGATTTAATCTTATGAAAATATGTGTAATAGGTAATGATTATAAACAGCAATTTCCACTATGTAGTTATGGTGGAATAGAATCATGCGTTGAAAATTTATGTATAGGTATGAGAGATTACCTACCGAAAGATAATAAATTTAGTGTTATAGTACCAAAAATTTTGACTGGAGAAAAAGACTATGGATTTAAAATAATTCAAACTAATTATATAGAGTCTTCCATCTCCGGCGTTTCTTTTTATGAATTCGGACGAGAGATTAATCAAGCAATTAGAAATTCAAAATCAAAACCAGATATTATTTGGTCGCAAAGTGCTTGGTCTGCTAAATCTTTTTGTGATTTAAATATACCAGTTATAGTAACTATTCATGATAGTTGCGGATGGGAAGAAAATAAATTTATTTTTAACGAAAATGTATATTATAGATTTGTTTCTAAATTTTTATACGATCATGTTTTACAAGATGCAAATAATAACGAATTCGTTGCTAAGATAAAATCTAAAAGCTTTTGGGGTCATTCCGGATTAATAGATGATGAATATGATTTTGAACCTAATAAGGAAGATTATGTATTATGGGTAGCGGGATTTAATTGGGGAATGCATAGTAAAGGATTAGATATATTAATAGATTTAGCTAAAAAAATACCAGAACAAAAATTTGTGGTTTATGGTATGGGGGATGACAATATTGAAAATTATTTAAAAGATTTAAATAACAAAATATTAAATTTTGAATTTAAAGGAAAATTAAATAGAGGAGAAGATCATAAAAAAGCATTTAAAAAAGCTAGATTATTTGCGATGTTAAGTAGAGTACCAGAAGCTTTCGGTAGAACTGGATTAGAGGCTATATCTAAAGGAACTCCGGTGATTGGAACAAGTATAGGATCTATACCAGAACAAGTAAACCACGAAAATGTTGGTTACTGCTCTAACAATATAGACGAATTAGCACAAGCTATTAAATTTAAAAAATTTGATAATTTAAAATGTTTTGAATATTCAAAATCCAACTATCATATTAAAAATGAAATTAATTTTTTACTGGAAAAAAGCAATTTAATTTTAAATAAATGAAAGCTAATATAATTGGATGTGGATTATCAGGAATTACATCAGCTATTTTATTAAAAGATAAAGGATATGATGTAACTATTTTCGAAACTAGATCTCATATTGGTGGAAATTGTTATGATAGTAATTTATGCGGAACATTAGTTCATAATTACGGTCCTCATATATTTCATACTAGCGATGATGAAGTATATGAATTTTTAAGTAGATATACTGAATGGATAGAATTTAAAAACAAACCTAAAGGAAATACTAAAGTTGGTCTAATATCATTACCATATAGTAAAAAAACTATAAAAGAAATAGGAAAAGAATTATCTCAAGAAGAAATAGTAGATTTAATTTTTAAAGATTACTCAGAAAAACAATGGGGAGTATCTTTTGAAGATATTCCAAAATCTATTACAAATAGAATACCAAAAACTAAAGATTGCGAAGATCCCACATGGTACGAAGGAGAAAAATATCAATGTTTACCTAAGAATGGGTATACAAAAATGATGGAAAATATGTTGAGTGGATTAAACGTGAAGCTAAATTGTAATGATACGGATTGGAAAAACTACAATTCAGATATAACGATTTACACTGGTAAAATAGATGAATATTTCAATTGCTGTTATGGTAAATTACCATATAGATCTCTTAATTTTATACACGAAATAACTCCAAATAAGTTAGATTATCCAATAATTAATCAAAATAACAAAGAAACAAATTATACAAGAATTTACGACCATAGTTATTTTTCGGAAAAACATAAAGGATTAACAGTAATAACAAAAGAATACCCAAAAAATTCAGAACCACAAGATGTTCCTTTCTATCCTATTCCGTTCGGAGAAGGATTAAAATTGTATTCTAAATATAAGGAATTAGCAGATAAAGAAAAACATATTGTTTTTGTTGGTAGACTTGCTACTTATACATATTTAGACATGTGGATGGCCGTTAAACAGGCTATGATTAAAATAAAAAATATTGAAAAAACAAAATAATAATAATATAATTGTTTATGAAAAAAAATAAATTAGGTATATTTATGACTTTTTTCGATGAAACAAAGGCTATAAAATATGCAATTTCATCGCTGAGACGCTTTTACCCCGAATCTCCACTTTATATAGTATATGAAAGTGATGAAGATTTTAGTTTCTTAAAAAAAGATACTAATAATGTTTATTATAAAGTTGATGATACGATGGGTTCCGTATTAGGTATCAACGATCAAAATTTTCGAACTGAAAAAAATCAAAAAAATATTAAAATTGCAACATTAGCTGTTATAGAAAGAGTATCAAAAGCTATAGAATATTTTGATTCTGAATATATATTACAACACTGTCCAGACTCGTTAATTAGAGGAAAATTGACAATCCCAGAAAACACTGGCCTTTTAGGTTCGAGAGTAAATCAATATTTCTCAGATGACGTTAATAAAGTATTAATAAAGTATGGCGGAATTCCAATAACTGCTTTTGGTGCTGTACCAGCTATTTATAATAGTGATGATTTTTTAAAAGCAAAAAATATCTTTTTAAAAAATGAAACTCTATTAGATGAATTATGTAATGCGTGGTACCCAATTTTTTCTCATGATATTTTATTACCTATATTATTTTCATTAATAGGAAAAATGGAAACGTTTAATCCTGAAATTACAGAATGTGGTAGAAATCCAAATTGGACTAATTCTGGACATCCACTATTACATCAATTCCGGTTTAACTATCCACATAGAACTTCAAAATATAAAGTAAATGAAAATTAAATTAAAATTATGATAAACGAATATATAGAAAAAACAATAACAGGAACAAGAGACTCGGATAGGCATTTATTAGTACTATTCAGCATAGCGTTAGCGACTAAAGGTAAAAATTATATAGAACTAGGAGTAAGATCAGGAGATAGTACAACTCCATTAAAATTAGCGGCTAAATTAAATTCAGGTAAATTATATTCTGTTGATATTGATGAAAACCCTTTTAAAACTAAAAAAGACGAAAATTGGGAATTTTTTCAAAGCGATGCTGTTGAATTTTTATCGAACTGGGAGGATTCAAAAAAACCTACTCCCGATTTTATATATGTTGACGATTGGCATAGTTATGATCACGTAAAAAAAGAATTAGATATTATCGATAGAATAGTAACACCGTCAACAATTATATTATTACATGATAGCATGTATGGAAATACATGTCCATATTATCACTCCGACTTAACCTTAAAGGATGGACAATGGGCTAATGGAGGCCCATATAGAGCTATTGCAGAATTGAATCCTCAATTTTGGGAGTTTTCTACGTTACCTTGGAGTCATGGTTTGACGATTTTAAGAAAAAAATATTCAAACAGGACAACTACATAATGAAAATATTAGTTTTAGGTTCAAGTGGACAGATAGGAAAACCAACTATTAAATATCTAAAAGATAATAATCACGATATTATCGAATGGGATATTCTAAAAGATCCATCAAACGATTTAAGAATACCAAACAAGGAATTATACAAAACAATCAACACGTCTGATTTTGTTTATTATTTAGCATCTGATGTTGGAGGTGCAAAATATTTAGAAAAAAAACAAGATTCTTTCGAATTTATTAATAATAACATGTTAATAATGTCCAACACATTTAAAGCTCTTAAAGAATGTAATAAACCTTTCATATTTACATCATCGCAAATGGCTGATTTAAAACATTCGACTTATGGACAATTAAAATTATTAGGAGAAAAAATTACAAATGATATTGGAGGATTAGTTGTTAGACTTTGGAATGTATATGCTGAAGAAACGGATATTGAAAAATCACATGTTATAACCGATTTTATTAAAATGGCGAAAACTTATAATAAAATTAACATGAGAACGGATGGTATGGAATCTAGACAATTTTTATATGCTGAAGATTGTGCCAAGTGTTTATTAACACTAACAAAAAAATACAATCAATTAGATAAAACTAAACCATATCATATTACTAGTTTTAAATGGACTACAATAAAAGACATAGCATTAATAATATCTAAATTAACAGGATGTGAGATTATATTTAATAAAAATAAAGATAAAACGCAAATGAACGCTATGAATCCGCCTAATAAATATATATTAAATTTTTGGGAACCTACGATTTCTTTAGAAGAGGGTATAAAAATATTAATTGATTCAAAATAAAATAAATTAAAAATTTATGCAAAAAAAAATATACATAGAAGCTGGAGCTAATGACGGGGTTAATGGTTCAAGAGGAATACAGTTTAAAGATAATTCTGAATATATGGGAATTCTAATAGAACCTCATCCTGTGATATTTAATTATTGTTTGAATTCTAGAAAAAACGATAATACATTATTATATAATGTAGCATTAGTATCAAGAAATCATAAAGAACCTACAATTGAATTACAATTACATTCTTTACATCATCCTATGAATTCTATTAAAAAATCCATAGGACAGGCTTATAATAATTCGATTACAGTTCAAGCTAGAACTCTACAATCTATCGTAGATGAAAATAATATATCTGAGGTGGATTATTTATATTTAGATGTTGAAGGTTATGAAAATGAAGTTTTAATGGGGATAGATTTTAATAAGACTAAGTTTAAATATATAGAAGTAGAATGCCATGCAGAATTTATAGGTATGTCTACAGAAGATGAAATTAAAATGCATAGCGATCATTTAGAAAAATATAATTATAAAGTAATTGAAAAAAATACAAATGAAGGATCTTTAAAGTTAGTTTTTATTCAAAATTGAAAAATTTAAATTTATATGTTATAATATAAGTTGTGAAAAAAATAATATTTAATTCCGTTAAAATTCAAAATTTTCTTTCTGTCGGTAAAGATCAAATAAAATTAAATTTTAATTCTGGAATAAATCTTATAACAGGAGAAAATAAAGATAATGGTGGGAAAAATGGCGTTGGTAAAAGCACTATAGCCGATTCTATATATTGGTGTTTATTTGGAAACACAATTAGAGAACTTAAAAAAGATAAAATAATACATTCTAAAAGTAGTGGAAATTGTGAGGTAAGTTTAGATGTTAATATAGAAACAGAAAATGATAATAAAAATTATATTATCACTAGAACGATAGATCCATCAAAAATAAGTTTATTATGTGATAATGTAGACATAACACCATCTACTATACCAGCTACCGATGATTTAATTAAACATTTAATTGGAGGAACAGAAGAAGTATTTCAAAATTCAGTTATAATGTCTTCTAATAATACCTTGCCTTTCATGGCGCAAAAAAAGATAGACAAAAGAAAATTTGTAGAAGGAATTTTAAAACTTAATATTTTTAGCGAGATGCTTCTAAAAATAAGATCTGATTATAACGATTATAAAAAAGAAAATGACTTATTAAGTAATGATTTTATAAATCAGCAAAAAAATTTAGAAATATTCGAAAAACAAAAAGAAAACGGAGAAGAAATTAAAAGTTTAAAAATAAAGACCATAAATGAAAAAATAGAAACAAATAAAAAAACTATTTCAGATTTAAAAAATATAAATTTAAATTTTAATAAAATTAAAATTGACGTTAAAAATATAGAAAATAAATTAAAAATTTTAGATTCTGGATATAAAAAATTACAATCTGAAAATTTAAAAATAGTAAATGCTAAGGCTGAAATATCAGCCGAAATAAATCAATTTAAAAAAGAAAAACAAAAATTTTTAGATAAAGGGAATACATGTCCAGTTTGTAACAGAGATTATTGTAAAGAAGATTTAGAAGTTTTAAATGAAAAACTGAAAGAAATAGACATTAACATACGAAATCATTCCAAATCTTTAGAGGATATCTTGAATAAGAAAGAAGATAATGAAAAAAAATAAATGATGTAAATTCGGGGATTACAAAATTAAAAAATAAACATAAAGAACTTTTAGCGGAATCTACAAAAATAGAAATTACAAACGAAAAAATTAAAAATCTAATAGATAAAAATAAAGAATATGATGATGATATTCTAAAGATTAAAAATGAAAAATACGATTATGATAAAAATATAATAGAGTGTAATAAAAAAATCAAAAATCTAAACGAAAAACTTATAAATATTAAAAAATATTTACAAATACTTGATTCTTGTAAGTTTATAGTGTCAGAAGATGGAGTAAAAACCTATATAATAAAGAAAATACTGAAAATTATAAATGAAAGATTAAATTTTTATTTAAAAACTTTTGATGCTCCATGTAAATGTGAGTTTAATGAATTGTTTGAAGAAACTATATATAATGAACAAGGTAAAGAATGTTCGTATCACAATTTTAGTGGTGGAGAAAGAAAAAGAATAGATGTTGCTATTTTGTTTATGTTTCAAGATGTTTTACGATTACATTCAGGGATATCATATTCTTTAAATATTTATGACGAATTATTTGATTCTGCATTAGATGATAATGGTATTGATAAAATTTTAAATATTTTAAGATTAAAAGTTGAAAAATATAAAGAATCGGTTTATATTATATCTCATAAGACATCAACTAAATCAAATATTGATAATGTTATTTTTTTGGAAAAAACAAACGGCGAAACCAAAATGATTAATTGATTTTTATATTATAAAAAATAAGTTTAAATAAAAAATTATGGCTTTAAAAATAAAAGAAGATATTAGTAATAGTATTGTATATAAAACAATACCGGTAAATATTGGTATTCCACATCAACCAAACGGTTTACCTATAGGAAGTCCAGTATATAGTTACATGAATCTACAGCCTATCAGCATTCATTACCTAGAGCACTTAACTATTATGCTGATTATGGTGGATGTGGATTTTGGAGAATGATATGGCCAGAATTTTTATTAAATGGTTATCAAAAAGCGTGTATATCTGGACTTACATGTATGGTATTAGATCCTAGATTTTATAGAGATATAAAAGCAATTAGAGTTCAAAGACAAGCCACTCCAGCACAAAGAGATTTTATTAAAGAATTAAGAAAACTTAGTCACGAATTAAAATTTAGAATGATTTATGAAGTTGATGATATTGTTTTTAAGGATGATATTCCAGACTACAATAGATGTAAGGAACCATTTTGTGATAAAGCTATAACCGAAAGCATAGTCGATATAATGAAAAATATGGATGAAATTACTGTTACTTGTAATTTCATGAAAGAATATTATAAAGACAAAATAGGAACAGATAGAGTAACTGTAATTCCAAACTACGCTCCAAAATTTTGGTTGGATCGTTTTTATGATATAGATAAAATTAAAAATAATTTTGAAAAAAATAAGAAAAGACCAAGAATTTTATATGCAGGATCGGGAACTCACATAGATGTAATGAATAAAACAAACGGAAAAGATGATTTCGGACATGTTTTAGAATCTATAATAAAAGCTAGAAAGAAATTTAAGTTTGTATTCAAAGGTTGCTATCCTATAGCACTAAAACCATTTATAGATTCAGGAGAAATGGAATTTATACAATGGTCACAGCTTTTTGATTTACCAAGAGGTCTTTATGAAGCAAACTGTAATGCAGTTTATGCTCCATTAGCTGATAATACATTTAACTTCTGATTTTGATAAATATATTAAATTATCTGAAAAATCTAGAAAATACGTCGAAGGAATGTGGTTAGAAGATCATATCGACGAGTACGAAGCAATTTATTTTACAGAGTGGGGATCTAAAGAGAGAAAAGAAAAAGCTCCAAATCTTATAAATTTAAATCCTGAGCAAAATAAATCTTGATATAACTATCAACGCATATTAAAATATAATAGATGTGGAGAAATATCTATTATGATTATAAAAAGTCCATAATTCACTTGTGGACTTGGAATGAATTTGGAGAAAGAGTAAAGGCGGAAGTAGATTTTGAGCCTTTTCTTTACCTAGAAGATAAAAATGTTCACGATGCTACATCTATTTTTAATACGAAATTAAAAAAATTATCTTTTCCTAACAATTTTAGGAGAATGTCTTTTGTAAAGGACTCTCCAAACAAAAGAATATTTTTCAACTTAAATACAGAACAACAATACCTATTAACTACCTTTAAAGATTTTTCTGGTTCAGATTATAATATCCAAAATCCATTAAGAATATTCTTTTTGGATATAGAAACATATAAAGCTAATGAATTAGATCCATTCTCTAGTGCTGAAGAGGCAAGAGATATGATAAACGTAATAACGGTATATGATTCTTTACTTCAAAAATATTATGTTTGGGGATTAAAGCCTTATTCTACTATAGAAGAAGACGTAACGTATGTTAAATGTTTTTCAGAAAAAGAATTGCTTTCTACGTTTCTTAAATTTTGGAGAAAGAATACTCCAGATATAGTATCCGGATGGAATTTCCACGGATATGATCTTCCGTATATAATGAATAGGTTAACTATTCTATTTGATGAAGAAAAAAATAAAAAAATGTCTCCGATAGATAGAGTAGAATATAGAGTTGGAGTGTCAGTAAACAAATTAGGACAAAAGAAAAATCAATGGATACTTCACGGCATTAGTTGTTTGGATTATATGGATATATATAAAACTTTCTCTATGGGAGAAAGGGAATCATATTCTTTAGGGTTCATAGGTGAATATGAATTAGGAGAGTCCAAATTAACATATAATTCTTCATCTTTAACTAAATTAGCTGATGAAGATTGGACTACTTTTGTAGATTATAATATTCAAGACGTAAGATTGTTGGTTAAACTTGATGATAAATTAAAATATATGGATCTTATAAGAAATTTATCATATAAAGGATTTATTCCTTTTGAAAAATCTTTAGGAAAAGTATCAATGATTACTGGAGCAGTTGCACATCAAGCATTGTTACAGAATTTAATTATACCTACATTTACTTACGAGAATATAAAACAAAAATTTGAAGGTGGTTATGTACTACAACCAAAACCTAATCTGTATGAAGATGTCGTAACATACGATGCTAATAGTCTATATCCAAACACTATCATCACGCTTAATATTTCTCCAGAAACAAAAATAGGAAAAATTATAGAAATAAAGGATAATATTTTTAATTTAAAGTTAGTTAATGGTAAAATTGTTTCTTTATCAAAAGAACAGTTTTTAAAATTTATTAGAGATGAAGATATAGCAATAACAAAAGCTAATATATTATATACTCAAAAATTTAAAGGTGTAGTTCCAACCTTGATTGATAAAATCTATAACCAAAGAGTTTTATGTAAAAATAAAACATTAGAAGCGAATAAAAAATTACAAGAATGCACAGATAAAGATGAAAGGAAAAAATTATTAACTATAGCAAATGATAACGATTCATTATCTAATGTTTATAAAACATTAATTAATTCTATTTATGGAATTTTTTCACAGCAATATTCTCCGTTTTTTGATATCGATCATGCAAAAAGCGTAACATTAACTGGGCAATCAGTAGTAAAAAGAGGTTCCCAGCTATTTTTTGAATATCTAAAAAATAAAGGATTTACCGGAGATTATGAAGATATAGTTAAATATATAGATACTGATAGTGCATTCTTATCATTCAGCGATTTTTTTAAACAAAACAGTATAAAATTAAAAGATGAAAAAGGAAATATTTCAAAAGAAGCTAAAACGTTTATTAAAGATTTAGGAGATTCAGTAAATATTGAAATTAATATTTGGGCTAAACAAGAATTAAACTCTAAAGATCCTAGATATCATTTTAAGAGAGAAAAAATATGTGATGTAGCATTATTACAAGCAAAAAAGTTTTATATATTACATGTATTAGATAATGAAGGCATTAAGAAAAACGATTTTATATATAAAGGAATAGAAATAGTAAAGGCGGCAATGTCTAAAGAAGTTAAAAAGTTAGTTAAAAACGTTATAGAATCAGCTATTCTCGCAAAAGATAGAAAAAAGGCTACAGAATTATTTCATAAGGCATATGAAGAATATTGCAATATGCCAACTGAATCTATCGCAGTTAGAAAAAACGCAAAAAGTTATAGCAAATGGAGTTCTTTATTTGATGATGGTAAATTCGGAAAGGGAACGCCAAATCATTATCAAGGAGCATTATTTTATAATAAACTTCTAGAAGATGAAAATATAAAACATTTATATTCTAATATTCAAAATGGAACCAAAATAAAATATTTTTATTGTGAAAAAAATAAATTCAATATAAAAACTATGGCTTTTATAGATGAATATCCAAAAGAATTTAAAAAGTTTATAAAGATGGACTATAAAATGATGTTTGAAAAAAACGTAGTTCCAGTTATAAGTAGAATTTATTATATAATTGGTTGGCCTTTACCTGAAATTGGTTGCGAACAAGTTACAGATTTAATGGAATTATTTTCAAAATAAAATTTTTTAAAACTTTCCATTTTTAATTTATTTCTTAAATCGGATAAATGTTTTATAATTTCTTCTGCGCTCAAATAAGAATTATTTCTTTTATTTTTAACAATATTTGAAATTTTTTCGTTTCCATTTTTAACTCTAGATTTGATAATTGAATTTATTATATTATCTACATTTAAGTCTGTTATTTCTTGATTAAATGTATCATTGTCAAATCTTATACTATCATCTTCAATTAAAATATATTCATTACTAAACTTATTATATTTAAAATAATAATTTCCTTTTTTAAAAATTTTCATATTTTCTTATACTTACAATGTTGCTTTTTATTAAATATATGATAATATATTTTCTGATGAGTAATACTAATCAAAAAATAGCTGTGTTTTTAGACTATGTAGGTAGAACCGTGTTTGGTGAAATCGTAGAGTCTAACGACGTTAACGAATTGAAAATTAAAAATCCTGTAATTCTCCACGTACCACCAGTGGATCAATCTGGAAGAATGGCAGTACAATTATTTCCTTTATTTTTTAGGGAATTTTTAGCGGATAAATCCGAAGATGTCGTTTTCGCATATCAAAAGGATAAGATTACGCTTACGAATATCGAGTCTATCGATTTTAGATTGTTAGCTCAATATGGTCAATTATTTAATAAAAATAATGTAATCGTAAACTCAGAACAACAAGCGCAAAATAATCAATCGTCAGATGCGGTTATAAACCTTTTTGACGAATAGTATAAATTAAAAACAACATTCAAGCCTCAAAAGTTTTGACTTTTGAGGCTTTTTTGTTATCATATTTTTATGGCTAAAAAAACAAAAGACACACAAGACACACAAGACACACAACTCGGAAACATAGATGAAGCATTCAAAATTTTAGATGAGCTAAATCCAGATGCTGCGTTTCTAGATGAAAATACATTATCTACAGTAGACGAATGGGTAGACACAGGATGTATGGCATTAAACGCTATTATTTCAGGTTCTCTATACGGTGGTATTCCTATGGGTAGGATTACTGGTTTTGCTGGACCGCAAGCATGTGGAAAAACATTAATGGTTAATAAAATAATGGCAAACGCCCAAAAGAAAGGAATGCATGTTGTATATTTTGATACTGAAAATGCTCTTGATAGAGATACCGCAAAAAATTTAGGTTGCGATCCATCTAAAATTAAACACTGCCCAACAGAAATTATAGAGGAATGTAGAAATCAAATTGTAAAATTTTTAAAAACTATTATAGAAAAAGGATTGCGAGGAAAAGTATTGTTAGCGATTGATTCTTTAGGAAATCTCATTTCAGCTAGAGAATCTAAAATAATAGACGACGGAAAGGATAGTGCGGATATGGGTGCTAGAGCAGTAGCTCTAAAAAGTATGCTTAGAGCTATTACACATACAGCAGCAAAAGCAAATTGTCCAATAGTTTTCACAAATCATATATATGAAAATCCAGGTGCTATGTATCCAACATTGATTAAGAGTCAATCTGGTGGATCTGGTCCGTTGTATATGTCTTCAGTACTAGTTCAAATGTCAACAAAACAAGAACGAGTAGGTAAATCTGATAATAAAAATGCTTCTGATGAAGTTACTCCTCTATCTAAAGATGTTAATGGATTAACCATGAGGGCTTTAACTACTAAGAATAGATTTGTTCCGCCATTTTTAGAATGTGAAATGTATCTTAATTTTAGAACTGGACTATCGAAATACTCTGGCTTATTAGAAATGGCAGAAGGATATGGAGTAATAACAAAGCAAGGTCATAGATATGTATTGGGCGAGGAAGTGTTAGGGTTCTATAAAGATTTCAAAGATAATGATCAAGTATGGAATAAAATTCTACCGGAATTAGAAAAGAAACTAAAATCACATTTGAAATTTAAAAACGAAACTTCACAAGAAGTAAATGAATAATAATTTATCTATAGATTTTGAATTGTTTGAAAAAATTATTTTCTATAATTCTATTATGGATAATGATTATTTAGAAACAATTCTTGAATATATAAAACCTTCTTTTTTTAAAGATAAAAAGATAAAAAGGCTGTTTGAAGTTTTAAAGGATTATTATGAAGAATTTGATTGTGCTCCGAATTTAACAGAATTAAAAACTCATTTAATTACAGAGGATGATAAACAAGCTTTTAAGGAAACTGTATTATCTTTTCAGTCTTTGGATAAAAAATATAATAAAGACGTTCTTTTAAAAAACACCGAGAGATTTTTAAAAGAAAAGTCAGTTATAGATACAGTACAAAAAACATCTCTTAATTTACAGTCTGGAAATATAGACAGCACAAAAATATTAGATGATTTTGAAAAAGCTTGCAGTATCTCGTTAATTGAGAATATAGGATTTGATTATTTGGAATCCATAGATGAGCATTGTGAAGATTTGCAAAAAGTTTTCAAAGTTATTCCTACTGGTTGGAAGTGGCTTGATAATAAAATAGGCGGCGGCTTCATGTCAGAAGGACGAGCTTTGTATGTATTTTTTGGAGTCACAAACGTTGGAAAATCTATATTTTTAGGTAATATAGCAACTAATATTTTGAATCAAGATAAAACAGTACTATTAATTACTTTAGAAATGCCAGAACAAGTTTACGCTAAAAGAATATCTTCGCAGTTGAGTCAGATACCTTTTGATGGTCTTAGTTCTAGTTTAGTAAAATTAAAAAATACTATAAACGAATATAAAATTAAAAATAGAAAATCTAAATTAATAATTAAAGAGTTTCCACCAAAAGGAGTTTCCGTTTTAAATATTAAAACGTATATAAATAAATTAGTTAAAAAAGGTATAAAACCTGATGCTATTGTTGTTGATTATATTAACTTGATATCACCAAATACTTCAGCGTCTACTAATTCTTACGAATCAATTAAAACTATAACAGAAAGTTTAAGAGCTTTATCGTATACTTTTTCATGTCCTGTAATTTCAGCAACTCAAGCTACTAGAAGTGCAGTAAATTCTGGAGAATTAGATCTGGATAAAACCAGTGAATCTATGGGGTTATCGCATACTGTAGATGCTCAATTTTCAATATGGACTGAAGACGGAGATACTGATTTAGGAATCATCCATATGGGAATAGTTAAAAATAGATTTGGTCCTAGAAAACACACTACTATTTTAGGAATTGATTATCCAACGTTAACATTAAAAGAAATAGATGAAGATGGTATTTTGAAAGATAATTCTGATTCTAAAATGCCAAATATAACGGATGACATCGAAAAAGCTTTATTATGTGAAGAATCATCGGATTCTAATGATATAAGTCAAACTTTAAATAAATTAAATTTTTTATCTGATAATAATTAATATAGTGACTTTTTAATATGTTAGTGTAAATAATTTGGTGCATAGTAAAGCATATCATATTTTTACACATAAAGATTTAGACGGGGCGGTTAGTTTATTAACTTTTATCTGGTCGCATCCAGATAGTATTATTTCGTATGAAGAAATAACAAATCTGGAATTAAATAAGATAAAAGATTTTATTAAAAAAACTATTAACCCTCCTAATATATTAATATTAGATTTATCTATACGAGAAGAATTTATAAACGATTTAGATCATAGTTTCGTATCTATAATAGATCATCACGAAAGATCAATTCCATTAGCTAATAAATTTAAAAAAGCTAAAGTGTTTTTTAAAAATTTAACTTCTAATTCTTTATTAGTTAGAAAATTATATCAAAATTCTTCTCCAGAATTAACTGAAAACCAAAAAAAATTAATTTTATATG